AATGCCTCCTACCCAATTTTCTACATCACCTGCTTCTGTGATAAATGATTGGTTTGATTCATTTAAAGCAGCTTCTACAAATGTTTTATAATCGGTAATAATACCATCTATATCAGTGTTATGTAATTGTTTTTGATATTCTTCCCACTTCCCTTGCTTTTTTATTTCATGTTCCATATCGATAACGCAATCAAAACACTTTGAATGGATTTTATAATAGTCGGGATCGTACCTTTTTTTCATTAATTTTTTACATTCAGGGCAAAATAAAGGGGTGTTATGTATTTTTTTTGCTTTATCTAATTTAGTAATATTTTGTTTTACACCATTTTTAATAGTCCACGTTTGTCCTTTGGATTCCCAAATATCTCCTTCTTTATGAAATTCTTGGGATTTAGAATAACCTATACTTTGAATAGTTTTATCTCCATGTTTACCTTGTACTAAATTTCTAATTCTATTTACATCTTTTTTAGAAAACTCTTTTTTTAAAATATTATCTCTCATAAACCTAATTCTTTTAACTTTTTAATTGTGTTAGCAGCTGAAGTGTGGTGAATTCCAATACCACCCATCGCACTCCATGCATCAATAGTATCCTGTCTATCGTCTATTAAAATAGCATTTCTCTTCGAATAATTGGGTTTATTTCTGGCGGATGCCATTTTCATTTTTACCCCGGGCAAATTACCATCTCTCCATTGTCTTTTTCCTAATCTAGAAACGGGTTTTAAAGATGGTGCAGTTAAAATAATGGGGTCGTATTTTGAAATATAATTCCAATAAGTTTTACCATCAGACATCCATTTCATGTTAGCCCAAAAATCTAACCCCCCTACTTCATCTACTAAATTCCAGAATTTCTTACGACCAAATTTATTTTCATAATCTCTGGGTGCAATACCCTTAGAAAATTCTTTAAACCTACCCTCAAAGTCCGTCAACACACCATCCATATCTGAATAAATAGTGTATTTAGTTTCTATTTTTTCTTTTTGCTCTTCTAACCCACGTGCCAATTCATATGCATAAGCTGTAATACCAAATGGGTCTTTATTTTTATTTTCACTTATTAATTCATTATCATGTCCACATTTATGACATACGAATAAATCATCACCACCATCTACTATATTCCAATTCCAATCGCATTTATCACATTTAATTTTTTCACCTACAATTGCTTCATTTAATATGCTATCTGTCCAATTTCTAAATGTCATTGTACCTCTTAAATTAGCTTCTTGTTCTATTTTATCTAAATGACCATCACTTGTTGTATCTGTACCCGTTATATCTCCTAATCTATCTTCTAAATGTTGGATATGGTGTATCATTTCATGCGCATATGAGCGTACTATATCTTTGGGATGTCTACCCTCAGTGTATAATACAATAGACATTGTATTAGGATCGTAATATGCAGTTTTACCTAAAAATTCCTTAGCATTTTCCATATCACCGTGTTTTAAAATAACCTTAGGGAGTGGAGTAATATTTTCACCTTTTTTCAACATATGTTTAGTAAGATCAAAAATTTGTTGTTTATAATCTATATTATTGGAATAAGTGGCATTTTCATTTACATTAGTAGTAGTTTTTAGGGTTTTAGCTAGCTGTAATGCTTTATAATATTTTTGATTTTTATCCCCCAATTGGGCTCCTTTTTTATCAGGATCCTTATCCATTTTCTTCAAACGTGTAATTTCTTTTTTAATTAAGGATAGTGGAACTTTTTCACCTTTTTTTATACCCAGTCTTTTTCTAACAGTACCCTGTTTTAAATTACCCGCTTTTTTACCTTTTGCAGCCATTTTCTCATAGGTATCTCCTTCATCCACAAGTTCATATGCTGATCCATAAGGTGAAGATTTACCCTTATGTTTTTCTTGTGATTTAGGATCTATATTTTCCGGTGTCAAATTATTTTTTTCTGTTAAATCCCTATAATTTAAAGAGGGTGCAAATTCACCCATTTTATTTAAAGCTGCTTGCTTAGTTTTAAATGGTCCAAATTCTTGTCTAACACCCGCACCTAAGGGATCATCTTGAATATAATAGAATTTATTCCCTCTTTTTTCTACAGCTCTGTATCTAGCTCCTACATTACCTCTACCACCACCTTTCTTACTTTCGTTTTGTTTACGTAAGCGTTGAGTTTTTTCCTTAGATGCTTCTTTTTTATTTTCTATATAGTCCAAACCACGTTTTAATCTACTTTTAGTATCAGGGTCTTTAGTATTCTGGTATGCTGCTCTTACTCTTTGGTGAATTAAATTAATTATTTGAGATTGACGAGCATGAGATTTAGCCTTAAAAGATTTTTTATTTAAAGTATCAACTATGTCTTCTTTAGTTCTAAATTTAATACCTACTGTATCTTTAGGGTCTTCATCAGTATAAAGCCTACGACCTGATCCTTCGGGTTTTTTACCAGTACCTTTTTTGGGATCACGTTTTTTCTTCCTACCTTCTTCTATTGATGGGGATAAAATACTATAAACCTCATCTTTTTCTCCATTTGAAAGAGAATCTGGAAGTAAACTAAAAAATCCAGTTTTATCTTGGTTTTTGAGGTATTTTCTAGCCTGAGTTCCACTAATATTAGTATCCTTAGTAGATATAACAGCTGTAGTTAAATTAGGATAATTTTCTTTTTTATTAGTAAGATGTTTAGTACGAATTTCAATGTCCTTAACATCTTCTTCTTTACCTTGTCTTTCACCTAAAAACCAAATAAATTCATCTTCTAAATTACCTTTAGCCAGGCTATAAATTTCTCCTATAGGGGATGAAACCGGAGTTATTTTTATTTTAAATGGTAAATATCTTTGGTAAATGTCCCAAATTAACATAGATTCATCTTGAGATATACTATTTCTTATTCCTTTCCCAACTAGTACCATTAGTATATCTAAGTCAGGATATTCATCTAAGATTTTTTGAACTACTTCAAAATGTCCTTTTGTTGGGGGTTTAAACCCACCTCCATATAATCCTACCTTAGCCATTTAAAAATTGTTTTAATCTTATTTGTGCCTCTTCCTTAGATATTGTGTATGATAAAATATCATATAGAAATTCTTCATCCAACATATCTTGAATTTCAGCATTTAATTTTGCTTTTTGTTCTTTTGATTTTTGTTGTTGTGCTGGGGTTTTAGGTTTAGTGTTTTTAGGTGTATATGGTTTTAGATATTTTTTAATAATTTTCTCTATATCTTCAATTTTATCACCCTTTAACGTATTAGCTACAGCTATAAAGTCAGGTGTGAATAAGTTAAAATAAGGTTTTATATTATCTGTTACACTTTTCCAAGTACGCATTACAATAGCAGGTGCTAAACTTCTATCCTTACCCCCCGATTTTTCAAATCGTTTTTCATTTTGTTTTAGAGAACGTTCTAAATCAGTGTAGACATAAAGCATCATTATTTTATATCCTGCTTCTTCTAATTGTTGTTTTAGTTCAGCAGTTTTATTATATGAGGCAGCAGTACCATCTAGTACAAATGATTGTTTGCCATCTATTACTCCCTGCAATTCACCCTTAAATTCTTTATTAGATGCAGCCATTTGTTTAGCTTGTTCAACTCTTTCTTCAGGAGTAGCATTTTTCAAATCTAAACTAACATTAGCTTGTTTGAGATTTTTAACAAAAATATCATCTACATTAAGTATTTTAAGTCCCCCTAGATCAAGGTCTTTTAAAATAGATCCTTTTCCTGCTCCGGGAGCACCTGCTAAAATAATAGCCTTAGGTTTGCCAGTTTGTTCTTTTAATAACTGTATTAATGATATCATTATTATAAATATTACAACTCTCTTTTGACTGTTGTTTTAAACTCTGTGAAAATGGGGGAGTGTTTTGGATTTTCTAAATCAAATAATTTTTTTACTGTAAGAAAAATATCAAGGTTTTCTTCTTGGGTTCTTTTAGATTCATACATTTCCCATCCTTTACCTTGCATTTTACCTTTAGCAGGTTTTCTTTTAGATGATTTAAGCCATAGTATTCCATATCTTTGGGGTGTTTTATCATAACATTCCTCATAACATTTACCATAAACCGCAGTTTGTAGATCATAAGTAGTTTGTAAATGGTTAGATGTTTTGAAATCTATAATCCATATCTCACCATCTATTTCACAAACCATATCACAAGTACCAGCTACTTTCAATTCATCTGAAAATAAATGGACTTCTGTTTCAATTAATGTGGGTTTATATTCTTCCCACCAATCAACAAAACGTAAAAACATCTGCCATACATCAGGATGGTATTGTGGGTTTCCAAATTCACTTAAGAAATTAAGTTCTTTACCGTTTAGGTATTGTTCAATCATTTCATGAACTTGGGTACCTTCTTCTCCTGCTTTTTTAACTATAAAATCAGCAGAATATCCTACTTTTTTAAGCCAATCTTGAAAAAATTTACCTTTAGGGTAGTAGCTTAACACATAAGTTACAGAAGGATAATAATCGCCATTTCTTCTATAGTACCTAGCATCCGGGAGGGTTATTTGTTTAGCATCCGAGGATATTTCAATTACCCTATTATAGGATTTTTTTACATTACGTTTCATATTAGAGAAAGTTTCTTTTCGAAAAGATTTTCGTAGTTTAAAGATTGTGCATTTTGCACTAGTTTTGTGAAATTTTTAAAACCCATTTCACTAGGGTCTTTATCTTGTAATTCTACCAAATACACTCTCTTACCAGAGTCTAAAAATGTTTCAGCAAATTCAAGTGCTCTATTCAAAGCATCGGTATCTAATGCTAAGTAAATCTTTTCTACATTAGATGATACAATTTTTTTCATTAATGATCTTTGGATATTTTTGCCTAAAAGCGGTATCGCATTCCTCTTAATGGCAATGGCATCAAATGGACCTTCACATAATATAATTGGCAAATCCCAATTAATAAATAACTCAAATGGGACTATATCTCTGGACCAACTAGGATTTCTATATTTTACATAGGGTTCTTTCTCAAATGATCTACCTGTAAAATAATTTAAATTTCCATATTCATCATAGGATGGAATGATAACCATTTTGGCATAAGTACCATATTCACAATAGCCTATGTTATATTTTATAATATCATCTTCGGTTATTCCTCTTGCTCTAAGATATGAAAAAGCGTGTTTAGCTATGATATCTTTATTACCTATAATTTTTTGATACTCCTTTGGCAGCTCCAATTTTTCATCGGAAACCCCGGCAGTATCTTCGTAATCATAGCTAATTACTAATGACTTCAGTTCTTGAAATTTAGAAGAATCAGCTTTAACTTTTTTAAATAAAACTGATATTCTACTGCCTTTAGTATTGCAAACCCAACAGTTCCAAGGGTTTAAACCTTTTTTATTAGTAGTAAAATTAATCTCTAATTTAGGTTTGGAATGGTTGCAGTAGGGGCAAGTATAAGCATAATTTCCTCTTGCAGTTTTCTTACCAGTTCCTAAAACCGAATTAGTCAAATTGACTAACAATTCGTTTACCATATTAATCTTTATAATTCTCTAGATCAGATCTAAAGAACTTACCTAAAATATTGGCGTTAATATACGAAGGATTTTCTAGGACTTCAAACATCATTTGATATTTCGTTTCACTATACGTGAGTTCCTTTTTAGAATAACAAATTTGAATTATCTCTCGTGTAAATTCCTCGTGTTTATTTTCTTTAAGTAGTCCTTTTATATAATCATGAGAACCAAAATAATTTTTCCAATTACCCTCTTTAACTACTTTTCTCCATCTTTTATAGCCCTTAAGTGGGGGGAGTTTTTTATTAAAAAATAATTGTTTTTT